TAGCCATTGAAGATGCGTCTGAGATGGCTAAACTCTACCTCCATAAGAAGGGTGTCTTTGAAAAAATCGCAAAAGATATCCAATCTGAGTCTAAAAAGAAGTTCAAGTTTTATTTGCGTAAAACGAACGCCATGGAAAAGAGACCCTTTCCCAAGAAAGACAAGGTTGGCACAGCTTACATGTTAATGGAACACTCTTATCCAGATGGATCTGGGCATTATGGTATGGCTGTTATCAATCATAACAAGAAAGTTGCTAAAGTGTTTGATTCTATGACTAACCAAGAGTCGGATTTTGAACCATCTATCAAGTCTACTCTTGGTAAGGGTTATACGGTCGCGCTTAGTAGCATATATGGTTGTCTCCCCCGTCTCAAGAATGATTCAAAGGGGAATTTAATGCCACAACCTACTGGGGGGTTCGTAACTAATTCATTTGATGCTTTCAAGAAGACAAACTTTGCTGGTGGTCGCGGTGGGGTTCCCAAGAAGTTGATCCAAGATGCGTTTATTTTATCCCAATACGATGAACTTTCTCAGCATCACTTTTGTTACGTTGAGTCGTTTGTTGCTATGATGATTGATCTAGGTCTTACATCATCTGTCCCCCAGGACCCCCGTGAACGTCTTGAGTACATCAAGAAGATCATATGGGGTCTCATATACAAGTACACTCCCAAGAGTAGCCGCAATACGGCTCAGTGGGCATACTTTAAGAAGTATTTCCCATACATTCTTGAATCATTCGGACCGGATGGAAAGCGTCTCAAGATGAGGCGTGGTTACATTCAGATTCCACCCACTAAGGGTCAGGTCAAGTACCGTTTGAGAAAGATCAGACTTCGTGATGACATTGATACCACGTGGAGTCTCAAAAAGATTGCCAAGTGGGCTAAAGGAACCAAGAAGTGGATTACACCCAAATAAATAACATTTGTCCCCATAACGAAAACACCTTTCGTATTGAGAACAAATTAAAACAGTAGTTTTCCAACACCATCCTTGATGCGGAGAATGTTATAACTTTTAGCAATGACTATAATATCTTTGATAAACTCATAATAACTAGCAGCCCCACTAAGTACCATTTCCAGTTTTACATCTTTGAACATCGAAAAATTGACATACCCAGATGGTTCATGTTTATCGGGGTTTACGGCGAAACTATACATAGTCAAATTAGATTCATACGGTGTTTGTTTGTGGTAAATGTCGGGTATATGTGTAGACAAAAATTGATGTGAACCTGTTGTATCATCCAGGATCGGTAATCCATCACAACTCAAGGTTACATGTTTTTGACGTATGTATATACATGGAACAGGTTTTTGTGGTGGTACAGATCTATCTGGTGTGAACGTTGTGTAGGTGTGGAGAATGGGCATTGTAGACCATTGATTGAGTACCGAGTACCTTTTCTTTGCTATGAAGAAGAGTTCCTTTACACAATTTTTAAATTTTAAATCATATGTACCGGTTGTTTCTGTATTACCCATTGAAAATGTGTTATGTTGATTTTTATCTACGAGAAACATGTAACATTTGTTCTTCATTTTTTCGCGTTCAATTTTGTCCAGATATGCTACATCAATATTAAGTTTGAAATTTGACAACTGAAAATCGGGTATATCATAATCATTTTGGTAATCCCATTCGGCCACAGGGAATCCTCCTTTGTTGGCGTGGTCAATAGTTTTAGCTGGAAATATAACTTCCCTACCATTTCGTATTTTTATGTTTAATTTAAGTTCTTGATATTTAATCAAATGGAGGTGGAAAGGACGAAATGGGATATCTACAATAAAATTTGTTAAGTTGTGTGAATTAAGAAGGCTCCTCCCGGCATATACGAACGACTCAATCGGTCTAGCGAATTGACCATTAACCCAATATGAATTATAAAGAAAATAAGATGGACGGTAAGTATAATTGTCCGCATTATATCGTGTGGGGTGGAATTGTGACCCATGTAACATGTCATTAGTTCTATTGTAAGTTGATAGAGTTGATGTACTATTATATATGTTTAGATCATCCGATGTTACTCTATTAAGTAGTTGATCTCCTAAATATATATCTATATATTCAAAAACACTCAACCCAAATCTATCTACAATGTGGTGCAATTGATTTCCTGTGGGTGGTGCACTAATTTCGAAACTGAGTGACATACCCGTAATAACATCACCTATATTTTGATATATCGAAAAATTCAATTCATCACCAGTCTTGACAACTTTGTCACCATCTGGTTTAATCTTGACTCTATTTTTCGAAAAATTTGTGTATTTCGCATATTTAGTTGAAAAATAACTAAATTCTGGTTGACTTGTTAGGATATCAGTCGTAATTCCACCCGCTCTCATCTGAATACGACCAGCCATTCTACTATTATATAAATTTAAAATTTTAAGCCACCCAAGCCACTTGAATATGCTAAAATGTTATAACTTACAGCGTAAACTTGGCATTCGTTTATATCTTTTACTAGAGAAGAATGTCCAATAAATGGATCTGTTGTTGGTATCGTTATTTCAAATTCTTGATTTATGATACGACTAAAATTAACATGACCGGTTGGTTTATCATCTAATGGATATAGCGCGAATGAGTAAGAACCAATATCTAATTTATCGGTTGAGCCATTATGCCAGGCGGACGGCTGGTCTTTAAACCCTACATGTATACCACATAGTGTATTTTTTTTTGAGTTATGATAAATCAATGTATAAGGATCTTCATCAAAAACAGTTTCATTATTGAAAAATAATTTGGCATTAGTGAAAAATATATTCGTATCTCTACCCTCACCTACAAAGAAATATAAAGACTTCACAGGGTTCTTAAAATTAAGTTGAACACGCTCAGTACCACCTTGTGGAACATTAAAACGTTTTAATTGAACCTGAGTTATGAGTTGTTCTATTGGTCGGCTATTTAAATACCCGAGTTCATGCTCACTTAAATATCCATATTCACATAATAAGGTTACATTCTTAAACTTGAAATTTTTTGTAATATTATAGAAATCTGTCTCCTCTTCTGGAGTAAGTGGCTGAACATCCATAAAGTCCACGTATTCGTCGGGGTATTTTAATTTAGAATACCATTCGGCGATATAGTAGTCGAAGCTCCCCCCCATCTTCCCTCGCAATGGGGTGATAAATACATCTTTAAAATCTTTAAATTTTATTTTTACCCGGCAATTATGTTTTTTAAGTTTGCATGCAAGTATTGGTGAGTGGAAATCAAGATCTATATAGATTGAGGGTTCGTTATCAGTTCCATCATACCGTAAATCATTACCGATGCGTCTAGGATTTATGGAGATACCCATAGATATATCTTGAGTCCTTTCGTGTGTAATTTTACTGTTAATGTTTATCCATTCTGGTGTTATTCGTTGAATTAGCATACCACCTATATACAATTCCGCATAATCTAGTATATGAATAGATGAACCGGTGCTCCAATAGTAGGTCGCCGCGTCGATTATTTGTTTGATCAACGGCTTCTCGTAGTACTGCGGACTGCCGACCGAGGGCAGCGGTAGACCTGTATGGTTATAATCAATATCTACTCGTAAAGTCAATTTTGTAATTAAATCGCCACTATCTACTGGTATGAAACATGATAATTCACGTCCATAATGATGGTCGGAAAATGGTATTTGTAAAGTATCAAATGCGAATTTTGAATGTCTATTAAATGAAAATAGAAAATGTGAGTAAGAGGGATCTCCGTTTATGATTTTTCCCTGTATACCACTTGATATCAGTTCCATACTTAAACTAAATTAAGGAAATAAATCCGTTATTAAAACGTAATCTCATATATCCTGTGTAATACAAGTACATAATGGCATCATCCCAAGTTAATTCCCGTACGCGATCCGAGAGGTCTATAATTAATTTTGTCTTATCGGAATTCAATTGTGAAAAGTCAAGAAACCCTGAAGGCTGTGTGCTTTTGGGATACATTGCAAAATTATATGAAAATATTTCAGCCCTCGAGAGTTCGATATTAACCTGTTGCTCCACTAGGTCGTAGTGCGGTTCTGTTTTTGTTTTTTGGGTGAGTAAACCCGGTTCAGATAGTTTACATAGATAGTGTATATTTCTTTTAAAATATTCTCCATCTAGTTTTGTGACATTTGGGAATTGTGTACCATTGAGTACGAAAGTCGCGTTTTTCATAATAGTAGTGGGAGTCTCCGCTGATGTCGTAGTCGCCGCCATGAAATTATTCCTATTTTGAACCCTTACTTCATGGTAATCCCCCTCTTCTTCGAAATGCTTTAGCCTAAAAAACCAATGAAATATCTTCACCGGTATTTTTGGCTCTAAGTTAATATGAAAAGTTCTATCTACACCAAAATTTATATCCCTGGATGAATGTTTTTTTATTGTTTCTACAACCATATCTTGTGGCACGGTTCTATGGTAAAATTTCTCTTTATCCGATATTTTTATTTCACCTGTCACTATTTTAAAGTTCTCAATTATTCTTGACGGAAGTATTCTAGGACTGTATTTACGCGCGAATATAAAATGAGTAGGTTTATAAAATTCTATTTCAATATAAACTTTCTGTCTAAAAATTGCACACAGGGGAAATGCAGGTCTCCTTTGATCGTTCACATCATATGCATCACCTCCATAATTCTGAGAAAAGAAAAATGGTATCGGAATGAACAAATTATTTTCCGCGTCTAAATCCGTATGCCCTAAATGATCATTCGCATAACTAAACTTATGGGACAATCTATTTAAGTTTGTAGAATTATTTAAAGAAACTTTCTGATCGTATGTTTTATAAAGTTGATCGAATATGACTAACATTTCAGAGTCTAACTCCTGTAAAACATTTTCATCGACTATAAACTTGATATTTTTTATAATTTTCCTACCAACGAAATCAGCATAATGCCAACCACCGTAGAGGACATGTTTCCAGGCAATGTTCCCGTCGCCCCCGAATGTTGTATCTAGAGACGCATCGTCACCCCAAGCGGGTAAAGGTATTTTAATCCATAAATTTGTAAGAATATCACCCATATTTTTGGGATTGAATTCAACCTTGACTGTATGTCCGAATGGCCACCATGGTTCTGAATTTTGATTGTCAACAGTTCGTGTCTTATGATATTGTCTAAAATCGGAATGTTGTTTCCAGTTTAAATTGAACAATGTATTTTTTGGATTTTTAGAAAGCAGGTGTGTATCCTGCTTTCCAATAGCACTAAGAGCTATCTTAGAAGCTTCACTCATATAGTTAATAGATGGATTATATTTTTAAGCTCAACATTTCGTTAATTTGGGGAGACATGGAATGAAGTACAATTATTATTTTTGGAAAATGTTTTAGAAAAGATTTATATGTTTTTCAGAACTCAGTTGAGATTGTTACATGGATGAGACCAATTGAAAAGA